AGGGTCGGCATAGCCGTAGATCATGCGAGCGAAGTCACCAACGAAGGCGCGAGCACCCGAATCGGGGCCTCGGCCCAATCGACCCGAAACCGCGCTACCAGTCTCCGTACGAAGACCACCAATCGCGTTCGGACCACTGTTCGTAAGGTTAAAGCTATTCTGAAACAATAGGTTCCCATCAGCATCGCGAGCGAGCATCAAGGCGGGGGCGAACAACGGGTCAAGCGCAATCGCGTTGGGCTCTGCACCGTACGTCACGACATCGGCCCAAGCATTCGCAAACGCGACGTCGAGCTGAATCGGGACCACGCCATCATAGGTCTGACGATTAAGGGTCTGATCAACCCATCCGTTATTCGAAATGCCCAATAGCGCGGCGCCATTATCCGGGCGCAAACCGTGGAAGACTGCGAGGTCAATACCACGGCCAATGGCTTGCGCCAATTGACCCGAAATCGAAGACCACAATCCAGCGGGGTTCTCGCGAGCTTGATTGGCGAGAACGCCTGCGACTCCCACGCGACACCGGAGATTGGCTTGCGGTAACCTTCACGCGTACCTGGGGTAGAGCCAACACCAACTTGACCAACCTCAGGCTGAACGGTCTGAGTGTTAATGAGCGTCTCGCCATATCCCACGGGGACTTGCTGGCCAAGACGAAGTACTAGGGACGATTCGGCCGCCTTCTCCCAAACAACATTCGCGACCTCGCGGGGCAGCATGTTGTCGGAGAGATAAGCCAATCGCCCTTGATGACGGTCGTCCCTATTCGGGGAGACCTCATTCATGTATGCAGCCATTGTCTACCTTCCTTGTGTTATTTACCTGGTTCGTATTGCTTACTAAAGAATTCCCCAAAGATGTCATCGACATTGCGATTTGGGGCGTTTCCGTGTCCCTGAGATGGGTCAGTTGCGGGTTGCTGAACATTTCCAAAGACCTTCAACGCCTTTGTAGCGTCCGCCTTCAGTTCGTCAAGCGTATTTCCGCGAAGGCGATCCGCGAATTCAACGGCCTGCTCACCACCAAGCTTCGCTTCGTTCAACGCGACCTGCAGCTTTAGATGATCCAACTTACTGTCGGACAATTGCTGAGTAACGTCCGACTTGGACTTGGTCAGCTCATCGAGCTGTGCTTGGAATTCATCCTTGACAACAGAGGTAACCTCTTGCTTCGCGTTCTGCAATCGAACACGATAGTCAGCGGCTTCCTGCCGTGTGTTTCGGATAACCTCCTGTGCCCATGCAGGCAAGTCCTTAACTTCTTGTGCTTGCGCGTTGGTCTCTGTAGCCCCTGCAGCATTTGCGGGCGCATTCTCAGTAGACTCGGGCATCTTTTTACCTCCTGGGTAAATAACACTCTGCCAGAGAGTGAAAGTTTCTCTCGACTAAATTGCTGTTGGCAATCTAGTTTGATCTTGTTCCGCGCGTTCGTCTCGAATGAGTTGGCGCATAGCTTTTAGGATTTCCTTGAATTTTCCACTTTTTGCGAGACGTCGTGCACGTTTGTAAACTTCATACGCTGCATCCTCTTGTTGCTCTGTGACATACCCTGCGTATTTATACACAGGAACTACCACACACGTGCATCCTGGATGCCAACGATTCATCAATTCATTCAGGGAATCAAAGTCCCCGTCATTCGCGAGCTTCTCCGCATTCTTATTGTCGCCCCTAAACCCCGCCGATTCGGCAGATTTATATTTTGGGCCACGGGAGATCATCATTGTGCAGAAAGCACACGTTGGAGGTCGCGGGTCGAAGCGTGCCCAACCTAGGGCGTCTTCATCCATTTGAACTCCGCGAAGAAGAGTGCGTCGAGCACCGTCTTCGATAACCTTTACAACACGATTCGACATGTCGGTGATCTGTGCGTCAACATTCGCATCGTCTTTTTGAAGTTCGTTATATACGGGGCGTAGCGCCTCTTCCAACCACTGAAGTTCGTAGTTGTCGTCAACGAAGAAATCTAGACGTTCATCGTTTTGAAGTTCGTTGGCACGATTACTATCGAAAAACTCACGAGCCAAGAATGCAGCTTCGTCGCGTGCTTGTTTTACGCGAGGATATATGGCACGTACCAAAGATTCCCAACGACTCTTAGACATCCCAGGTCGAAGGAAAGATAGGAATACGTAGCTAATCCCCGCGAACAAATGGCGTAGGATCGTTTGCTTTTGTGCAGCGTATTCGTTTACGTCCATTGCCCCTCAATCAATTTCTTATGTCGGAATGGTAGGATTCGAACCTACGTGTTCTTGTTCCCAAAACAAGGGGGTGACCTCTACCCTACATTCCGAGGAAGATTGAACGTGACCAACCTGAGGTAGCGAACTTCAGCACGATGGCCACGTTCAATCATTCACTCATTTACGACATTAGGTTGCGATGCTGCACTTTTTTCAGCCCGATTTTGCGCGACACTCGTTTCTGTCGTCAATTGAAATTTAGTACTCGGTTGACCGAGCAATGCAGCCGCCATTTCATCTCTTTCATCTTCATCCATGCGCTTCATGTCTTCACGCTCTTCAGGTGTGTACCCGAGATCGATACGCGCACGCTCGACGGGGATTACGGGCTTGCCCGCAACCAACTTCTGTGCGGCATCAGCCTTTGCGGCCCATGTCGGGGTTGAGGGGTCTGCGAGGATTGTTTCGAGCCTAAACGCGCGCTCTTCAATCTCTTGCTTCATAACCAACAATCCCAAGCGCATGACGTTTTCCCAACAGTTGCCATACATCTTACCCTTTAGCTCAGACTTCTTAACCAAACGCGACTCTGCACTTCTAATGGCTTCTGCGGATGTCACTTGCGAATGACAAATACTGAGGAGGGAGCCCTGTGTAGCTCGCGACGTGTTTCGCCAACTCCTGTAGTACGGTGGTGTAGTTAGAGAGTTCAGCGGCCGATAGTTGCACGGCACTTGCGTCTGGACTTCCAAAAGTTAGGATGTTGGCCATAAACGCCTTGTATTTAGCGTATGGGTCAACCCCCCCACTCGGGTCGATCTCTTCCTTTGAAACACCAAACAACAAGCGTTGCGGCACTGCCATCAATTCACTAGCCGCCTGCATGTTCATTACGACACGTGTCGCGACGTCTTGAGCCGACCTCAATTCGGGGATGATTTCACTTCGCCCGAAACGATCTGACACACGCTCGCGATTGAAGAATGGGTGAACGGGGACGACGCCTAGTTTGTGGTCTACGCGACCCGTCTCTTCGTACTCACCCTTTGAATTTGCGTCATAATTGATGGTGGAGTTCGGTAGGTAGAGAGTGTAGCTATTCTTTTGGTTATTGGGGACTTGACGCGATGGGTCGTTGTAGAATCGCACGGCGTACGACACGCGGCGAGTTCGGGGGTCGACTTCAACCCACATATGGCGCGGAGACTCGACGCGAATCATTGGGACGTCGCGTGGGTGTCCGAGTTTAATGTCTTGCGGGGTTGGGGAAGCTACGGTTACGTAGCACCGACCGTGAATCAACGATTCGAGGTGAGCAATCGGTGCCTCTTGGTCGAGTTCGTTGATTTGCCACCAACGCTGCAAATCTGGGTCCGCGTCAATACTTCCAGGATATCGAAATCCATTAACCCCGATACGTTCGTTTAGAGCATCCAAATACAACCGCGACCATCCGACGTTAGCTTTCAATGCCCGCATTTCGGGGGGAACAGCGGTCCCCAATGTGGTTAGACGTCGGTTGGCTTCGTAGTATTCGGAATCCTCTTGCAAGGCGGACATGGTTGATGTCAGTCGTTGCTGAGCTTCGTCAATCATTTCAGCGTTCGTCGCCATTAGAAGATTCCCACCTCCTGATTTCGGTTGTGTTTGGTCTTTAGGTATTCTTGCCGTGCGCTAAATGCTAGTACTGCAGTCACGGCCGCATCCATTTTACGCGAAGACATTCTCGACTCTTTCCCAATCCCTATGATCCCATCTTTATTAGGTCGACGTCGAGCGTTCAAAATGTGTTGTCTAAGCGCAGGGTTGCCGTCGTGTTGCATATTCCCTTCGATCACGGCGTTTTCGAACTTTTCACAGTCCTGTGGGAATTCCTTCTTCCCCTTGGAGCGCATGTCATACGCGACTGCGTGTCCGGGTGTCGCCTTGACTTTCAATGTACGACCATAATCAGCCGCCCATTTGTCAACGTAAGACTCAAATTCCTTAACGTCCGCTCGAAATGATACGACATTAAACGTATCGAACGCGTATCGAACAGCAGCATCAACGGCCGCTGAGTTGATCTTGCCCCCAGTCTGGCGCTTGGGATCCCACACGTTCAAAAGGAAGATTGCCCCGTCGTTGACACGACACGCGCAAAGTGCGGTGTGGTCATTTCCACGCGACCCATCGAACCCCAACGTAATCATGTCACCAGGCAAAAGCTTAAGCAAAGGTTGCACGATCGCGTCCCATTGTTGAGGCGTAAGCCATGCGTCTTCAGCCGCGACAATTTGATTGAGGTATTTACGGCGCGCTTCGCTTGGGGTTGTACGTGGGTCATATACCTCTTCGATGAGACGATCGACGTCGAGCCACACACTGTCACCACGCGCTTCGATAATCCCCGCGCGAAGTGAGTCTTCCTCAACAAGTTTGGTTCCTGGGGATGCCTCGCGTGCGTCGTACATGAATTTCTTGGCTTTTGTGTTGCCCTCAATCAAGTCGAGGTAAAATTCATAATCTGCCTCGGCTACACTGTCTTCGCCTGGGCGGTGCGCGTTACAAATGGCCATTCTACGAAATGGGGCTTCGATTCGGCCCTTTGCCGTGTTACCAGCAATAGCCTCAGCCATCGCGTGCCCATTATTGTTCTCCAACCAAAACTGAGATTCATTCATCGCCACAAAATGCGAACGTCCGCCCTCCAACGATTTGGGGGACGAAGTCACGGCCTCAATACGACCGCCGCCTGATTTGTGGATAATCTCTTTGTGAATTTCCAAACCATAGTCTTCGCGAAGTTCCCGCGAGATCATGGTTGGGAACAACGTGAATGTGTTTTTTGTTTGATCCCGCGACACTGCAGCGATCTGAACCCAAGGTGCAGGGTGTTGCTTGCCAACCACATAGTCAACGCCAAAGCTCTTGACCGTTGTGGGGCCGCACAATTCCATGAGGCAAAGGGCCGCGACAAAGGGGTCTTTTCCCCACCCCTTCATACGTCGTACGACGCCTGAGGTGTAGAGAAATCGGCCTCGATCATCGACCGCGAACCACCAAAGAATCAAACGAACTTGTTCTTTAGTGAAAATGAACGGGTCACCCGCATTCTCCCCATCAGGCTGCAGTAGATACTTGGCGCTCCAAGCCAACAAACCCCAACCCAAAGTCAATTTAGGAAGTCCGTCAGGCAGAGTTGTTTGAATCAGGGGGTTGGACATCGACCCTCCCAGGGTGAGCCTCAGACGGTCTACGTCTTAGGTTTCTTTGTCGGGCTTTGGCCGAAACACCCTCGCGACTGGATTTGAGGGCGTGACAACTTGAGCACACCGATTGCAAATTTCCTGTCGAATGATCGTCACCTGGACGTATGTGGTCGACCTCTGTTGCTTTAAGTGTGCATCCCGAATGTCTTAGTTGACATATGTTGGCGTCGCGTTTGAATATTTGTTGTCTACGCGACTCCCAATCAGGGGGAAGGCGATTGCGTCTTTGACTTTTCGCCCAACTCATATCAGCCGTTCATCATTTCTTGGTACTGTTTGATGATCGCGGCGCTTGGATCATCTTGGTCGTTCTTCTTTTTGTTTCGCTGGATTTCTAGACGTAGGCGACGACGACTACCTTCTGTGGTCATCAAGTCAGCCATGATTGAGTGCATCGCTGTCAGCATTTGGGCGCTCAGACGCGAGGAATTGAGGAAGTCGTTGAGGATATAGCAAAGTAGGCGCGCGACTTGCCAGTCACTTGGCTCGTAGTACTTTGCTTGACCACTGATTTTCAATGACTCATAGAAATCGATGACAAGTTCGTGGGCTTGAGGCATGTTGAGTTCGGGAATTTCAACTTCGTCTTCAAGAATGAGATTCTCAACAGGATATTCGGGCGCGTTACGTCGAATACGATCTTCATCGCGCTTTGGGTAGGCTCCTGTGATATGCATAGCTATGCACCTCCTGGGTGTGTGTCGAGGGACATCCCCGACGTAGGTATACGACATTCGTTTCGTACAGTAATTCAACACGTGTTGAGCTTCGTGAATGTTCTAAAACGCACAAAATGCGGCTCCTGCT